ATGAAAACTCACGGGGATCTGTTCGACAAACACCTCCTTCCAGATCTTGACGATCAGACTGCCTTACTCAAAGCGCATCTTTTGATTGAAGAGATGCTCAGAGACTTTTGCTACAAATCAGTGCGCTCACCCGAACACCTCCGTAAAGCCCGCCTTAACTTCACACAAGTCACCAAGCTCGCGAGATCACTATGTGCCTTTGACTCTGCACAGCTCGGTCATGTGTGGGGGATGGTAAAGCTGGTGAACGACCTAAGGAATTTCATGGCTCATGAACTTGAGCCTGACGTAATCAAGTTCGAAACGTGTCGGGACTCATTGATCAAGTCTTCTGGACTCAAACAGACTGAAAGTGATGGCTCACCGGTGAAACGTCTGGCTCCCAGCTTGAGCTACCTCTGCGGAGCGATGTCCGCGATGCTACAGGTCTCGTTAGCGATCCAATTCCCTGACGATTTCGCGACCGACTGAACGGAACAGACGCAAAGAGTCAGCACAGTTGAGCCGACCTCCTACAGGTGCCGATCCTAAAATCCGCCGGGGTCCGAAAAAATAGTAATATTAGTAATATCCACTCTGAAAAACGGCCACAGCCCTTGTCTATCAAGGCTTCCAGCGGTTTGGGGGAGGGCGATATTTAAGCGATAGGAAGGCGATAGTATTACCTTTCTTAGAAGCTATATTTCTATTCCTTAAAACCCAATGAATCCGGGGGTTTGACAGAAATATTACTTTTCATATCGCTTCATATTACCTTCCCTTGTAATACCAAAAGCCCAGTAAAACCGTGGTCTCCAGACCCATTACCACTCCCGTATAGCTGATATCGCTCTTTTCGAAACGACCACCCCTCACTTAAGAATCAATCTCAATAGAACGACGTTTTTTCAGGGGCCCTAATCGGTTGCACAAAGTGAAAATTGATCGTCGATCGTGTTCAGTTCTGTGAAATCCATCAAACACGCCTCAACCCCCCTCAGTCGTGGCCTGCAGGGAATTCAGCCTGCCCCCGCCTCCAGCCAATCTCCGCCTCAAAAAGATCGTGCGCGTTTTTGAAAAAACACATAAACCCACCTTTTAAAACGTTTTTGCCCAATGAAACCGGGGACTCCACCGATACCCTGTCCGTGACCAACCTGAGCGCTCCTGTGCAATCGCGCTGCATTTCCCTTCAAAACTTTGCACTTTGTGAAATGGCCGATCCCCTGCAGAGCCCCACGGCCCGCCTGGGCTAGAGGTTCGTTTGCACTACATCCGGACTTGCACAAAAAAAGGACACAAAGCCCGTCGGCGGGAGGGGGATAAGTGCTTTTTCTCCCAGTTTTTTCTTGCTCACGCGGATTTCGAGATTGCCGCCCGGTCGGCACTTCGTCGGATCAGCGCCCAGCCAAACACACACGGCAATATACTGTACTCATATACAGTACATTGATGAACCAGTAGGGCCAACGCGATGACGAGCGCAAGTGACTTCACACAGAGCAGTACGACCGCCTTTTGGCGAGAGCTGCTGCGAGATGAGGCTGCATTGCTGCGCCACCCAGGGGCACACCATAAAAAGCTACTTGACGCGGCACACGCACTGCATAGGGCTCAGCTGATTGATAGTGATGATCTGGCCGATCTACTTGAGCAAGCGGATAGTGCACTGGAGTATGCCGTGGAGGCGCTTCTGGATGAACCAGGCGACCACTAGGGGGGAATTATCATGCACATGCTAGTGACCCCGATGCGCTGCAAGGGCGTGGCTTTGGACCCACAAGAAAGGAGGCGTTATCCGGCGATCAGGGGTGACGTACTTGTAGCATCCGCTACAAGCAACGAGCTTGGCCGAAGCTCAAATGTAGCGCGGGTATCGAAGGGGATGCCGTTGGAACCTGATCCACTGCCTCGGTTGCTCGATGCGAATTTATCCGGAATGGCCCCGAACGGTTTCGTGCTGAGCGGCATTGAGTACGTCGACGGATGCGCTTATGCGCAGTCCTGGTGGTGCCGTCTCGCTTAATAGCTCAGGGCAAAAGAAAACAGAGGCCGAAGCCTCTGTTTTTTTGTTGCCTTACACCTGCTGAAAGATTTTGAATAAGCGGAAAGCCCAGTAGGCCGTCTGCAAAATCCGAATCACTTCTTCAGGGAGGTAGCGCGCAATGAAATTTTTCATTGAATATACTCCGCTGCTTAGTAGGCCACACCATTAGTGAGTGTGGTTCTTCCACGCTACCTGGCAATACCCGGCAGACTCCTATTCAACTAATCAACGAATACCGTTAATTACGGACAATACATTCGAGTATTCGAACACCGTAACTAACGACAGTTGAAAAGTGATCACGCTTGACGGAGTCGGCACAGAGCAATAGTCTTCGGACTGTGAGATACAAAGATTTGCTTCAGTAGCGCTTCTGGGGAGAATCCTAACACAGGATTCAAGCTAGGGAAGTAGCTGAAGATGCTCCATCCGGGCCCGCCATTGTGCGGGCCTACTCATTTCTGATGGCCGGCCACCTTAGCGTTTTGCAGATATCTCGCTAAGTACCGGGGTTTCAGGGTGAAGCTTGATCAAATATGCTTAGCGCTTGCTAAACGCTTACTGAAACATCCTGAAACATTTCTCTCGACGAAACTAAGATGGCCGGCCGAAGCATATAACTCGCCGGCCATAACTTATGATGGCCGGCCGACTTACATGTCGTCTTTAAACGACAAGTCAATACCATCAAACTGCTGTCAAACTTAAATCTGGCAACTGGTCTACAGGGTGATTTCTTTAGTTTTTGATAGCATTTTTGCTGCGAGAACCGAGTTTTCTGTAAAAGCAGGGGCATTACTTGGAACTGGTGTGGATCCGTGCGTATGGCCAGCCAGCTGTACATTCATCTGCTGCATCAGGTCGAGCAGATCGCAGAGCACCTGCAGCACGTTTACCCCTTCAGATCCTAACCAGGTCTTGGGCGCGGCCATTCGTTGGCTGACCGCTGCAACGCATTTACGCATCCCCTGAATCCTTTCCTCCATATCGCCGCCCACCGTGGCGTTATGCTTCTGCCCCACAACCAGATTCAAGTCACGCCCGGTCGCCTGGTGCAAATCATCCACCGCCGCAAGGCTCGCGGATCCGCCCGACAACAGCTTGAGCGCGCCCAGCGCCTCGATCTTCTTGATCCCACCCACAGACTCGGTGGAATGATCGTCCACTGTCCTGGTGTGACTCTGGAAGCTCTCAGTGTTCTGCATCGCCTCCACTTCCCGTTCGATCGCCTTGTCCTGGATCTTGCCGTCGGTTTGGCGCAGCCAGTTGCCGTCGGCGTCGACGCGCTGCTGGCAGGCCTCGCTGTGCTGCCACACCTGGTCACCCTTCGGCACCCGGGGCAGGCTCAGCCCGTGTGGCAGGATCTGGGTGATAAAGGGTTTGTGCGGCAGACCATAGGCAAAGCTGACCACCACGGTGGTGCCCTCTTCCGGAAAGCCAAACATGCCAGCCTCTTGCCCGCCCATCGGTGCCGGCAGCGGCAAGCCGGTCAGGATCGGCAGCGCGGGATCTGGCTCGCCATCGGGCAGCAGCACTTCCACGTCGACGCCAAAGCGCGGCCGGAAGTCGTCGCACAGACCAGGTGCGGCCGGTGCATCAGGCACGGCCACCACGCGGCCAAAGCGTGGCAGGTGGTAGCCGCCGGTGAGTTCGGGGAATTGCCGCTCTACGCTGCGACGGATTGCGTCATCCATTTGATCGCCATTTGATTGCCGGCAAGGGTCACGCTGGTGATCCTCTCGCCCTGGTTGATGGTTGCACCTGGTCGCAGTCCGGGAAGGGCCGCGATCATTGCGCTCTGGTTACCCTGGTAGCCGTCGAACAGTTCGACCGGCAGCTGCAGCGGCGGGCGGATCCCGAAGAAACTATCGGCCCAACTGCCCACAAACACTTCGCCGTCGCCCTGCTGCTGCCAGATAAAGTCGGGGATGCTGAATACGCTGGCCAGGCTGTCCATCGCCAGGTAGCCGGCGGCCAGGCTGTAGAAAAACGGGGCTTTGACCTTGGCGTAGCCCTTGTCCGGCACGCGGAAGCGCAAGCCGGTCTTGTCGCTGACCTCGGCCAGCACGCCCTGCAGGTCGACGTGTCGCAGGTTCAACGGCATAGGCTGCGACAGGATCGCCGCCAGTTCGCGGCAGACCAGGATCTGCTGCACGCTGTTGATCGCCGTCGAGCGTTCAACAAAGCCAATGAAGTGGCGCTGCAGCGGGCCGTCGTTGTAGCCGACATCGAGCATCACCAGACCTTTGACTGGGGCGCCGGCCTGGATGGTGAAGGTCGCCCGGCCGGGGCTTTTGATGTCCAGCCGAACTTCATCCTTAACCAGCGGGTACGGCGTGCCGCCGATCGTCAGTACCTTGTGCAGTTTCATGGTGTCGGGGCCAGCCAGTCATCGACCTTTTTCAAGGTCCGTTCAAAGCCGCTCAGTTCCTCGGGCGTGCCGGTACCGTCGCCCCCACCCGCAGCGGCGCCGCCGACCGCAGAACCCGGGCCGGATTGGGACGTGACACTGTTGCCGGCGCGACGATTCTCTACCCGTTCGGGGTTGGACAGTTTCTCTGACAGGGTGAACTGCACCAGCCACTGACTGAGGATGTCGTCTTCCCGCGCACTCACACCGTCGCTGAATTGCACTTCGCGGATCCCGAACGCGGCGGCGGTGTCGTTGACGATCCGATACATCTTGAGCTGGCCACCGCCGGCCGTGGCCTCGGCCAGGCGCATCAGGTCGCGCAGTTGCACCGCGTCAACGAACGGAACCGCCATGCTTACGGCCAGGGTTTTGGGTTTGAAGCCCTTATGTGCCGTCTGGCTGTTGCTGGTCTGCCCCGAAAGGTCGTCGCTTTCGATACGCAGGTTGGCCGTGATTTTCAGGCGCTTGCCCAGGATCTGTTGGCCGTCGAGTAAAAGCGTCATAGGCCAACCAACTCCCGAACAAAGCTCAAACCGTCCCGCGAACCCACCAACAACACACCAGCGCACAGCACCCATTCATGACCAGGTGCATCGCCCTGCAGCAAGGCGCGGCGCAGCTCGTTGTTGTCGCCTGGGCCCAGGATCCGCGCACGTATGCTGTGATCGGCATTGCCGCCGGCCAGCAAGGCTTTCAGGTCGTTCAACTGTTTGTCGCGGCCTTTCTGCTGAGCAGCCTTGCGACCGGCCAATGCCGCCAAGTCCCCCATGGGCGAGCTGTCAGCCGCGTAGCTCTCCAGGACAGCGATCTGGCCGGCCATGGATTGCTTGGCAGCCTTGACCACCGTGCAACGCTCCAGGGGCAGCGCCGACCAACGCGGCAAAGGCCCGGCGCTGGGGATCTCCCACTTTTCAGACTCCAGCCGCGACAAGTTCCGAGCTCGACGTTCAGCGCGCACCAGGTCAGGGATCGGTAGCAATGCATTAAAGCGCGCCAGGGTCTCGGCGAACTGATCCAGGCGCGTGCCGAGGAACATCAGCGACAACGCATATTGAGGGCCAGCCGGCCGGCCGTTGTCGCTGGCGTCGACCAGTTTGGCGGCCAGCTGCTGCAGCAAGTTCGGCGCGGACAGAAAACGCTGGTGGCCACGGCCCTGCCCTACCCCACTTTGAAACGGCGTCACGCTCAGGCACGCCGGCGCCTCGCCCATTTGCCCCGCCAGTGCAGCACGACCGGCCTCGATCGCGCCCTTGGCCGCACCACCCACTGGCCCGGGGTTGGTGCTGGTCATGCCGTCAAGGCCGGCCAAGCGTTGGCCGGTGCTGGTCAGCTCTTTACCGGCCAATTTCTGGGCTGCTGACAGCTCGCCCATCCACTGAGTGGCTTGCTCAGGCCAGCGCATGGTCACAGGTGCCCACGTCATGGCTGCACACTCTCCCACGTGACGCTCTTCAAGGCGTCGACATCACCGGAGCCCAGCGCTCGATCCAACTGCTGCTTGAGATCGTTGGCGTACTGCAGCAACTGCAGTTTGAACACTGTGAGATCATCACCGACCTGGCGCAGTTGCTCGGCAGTGTGCAACCGGAAGTCTTTCGCCCCCAACTCGTCACGACAGGCATAGGGCATATCAACCCCGCGCAAAATGGCGCCGGTCAGGTTCAGTTGATCGTCAAACTGGCTGCTGTATTCAAAGCGCTCACCCAACGCGCTGGATTGGAATCCACCGGTGATAGCGTCTACACAGGCCGCATCGATCTCTTCGATTTTCGCCGCATAGCGCGCTTCCAGGGTTTGGCTTTCGCCCTCGTTGTGGCCTCTGATCGCAACGGGTAAACCGTCCAAGTCACGACCAATGCTTGCCCCCGATGATTGGGCGTCAAGTAAACCTCGGAAAGTCGCGGTGGCAATCTGGATTGATCCAGGTCCATCTACCCCAAAGGCCCAGCGCTGATCAGCGTCTATCCATGTTGCAAACATTCTGTGTCCTCACTTGCCGATGGCAATCCAGTCAATAGAGCCGCCGATATTTAGTTGCCCAGCGCCGTACCATTGGTTATCAATCAGAAACCCGGTCAGGCTGCGATCACGCATTTGGGCGCCGTTGGAGTTGTTGTTGGCGGCGCCGGCGTACCAAAAAGTGGGCAGCACTCTGCAAAAACTGCCGTAGGCCTGGGCAAAGGTCACGCTAAGCGAGCCGCCGGCCGCTTCGGGTCCGATAGTCGTCGTGCCCCAGTTGATGATGATCCCGCCGAGCCACGACGGAAAAACCACGTAGCCGTTACCGGTCAAACTCGCCGAGAATCCCCACCGGAGCTTTTTCGGCGTGACATACGCGGTGTCGTCAACGCCGGCGTCGGTCTGCACTTGGCTAGCTACTTTCGCCCCGCCGGCCACGGCCTCCGTTGCTTGCGTCGCTGCAGTCGTCAAGGTGATGTTGCCGGACCCATCGAACATTGCAGCGCCGGTGACCGCGCCGGCCAAGTTGATGCCCCGTGCCGTTGCCAGCTTCGCCGCTTTACCGACCACCGTGACACCCGAAACGATGTTGGCGATACCGGTCCAGATCAGCGCCGTGGCGGTTTTAACGGCCTTGGTGGTCGCCAGAATCACGCTACTGTTGGTGTCCTGGTCGTCGCTGATCGCGTTGGGCAGGTTGCCGAGGCCTACGTCGTCCTTGGTAGTCGCTCGGGCTCGCAGATTTTCATAGTCACCCACCCGAGCAGCGAAATGCTGCACCAACGGCCCACCGATCGGCTCCGTAGGGCGGCGGTCGGTGATGGTGCCGGCACTGGGCAGATCGGCGAGCAGCACCTGGTAGTGCTTCACCCCTGCACTGTCGGTGTAGTCCAGACGGTTTGCCCCATAGGCGATTGTCGCCTTGGCAACCATGTCGCTCAGCTCGCGCTGCATCGCCACGTCGATCCACACCGAGGTCGGAAAAGCACCTGGTGCACTAAATTGCAGAGCTGCACGCTCCAGGCGGATGCCCTCGACATAGGCCGTCCCCGCCTTGAGCTGGTAGACATTCCCGACCTTTTCCACCTGCAGGGCGCTGCCGAAGAAACACGCCCGACCGAACATGTCGCGATTGGCCTGGCGCTCGCGCTCATCGATGCCCGCCAGCCGGACCGTGAAATCGTGCTGCCAGGTGTTGGCATTGATTGTGACGCCCGTCAGCGCTTGAGCCCCGTCGAATACCACCAGGAAGTTGCGCGTGAGGTTGTTGCCAACCTGCTGTGGCGGAATATTGCGGCGCTTTTGCTGGAGCGGCACGTAGGCCACGGCAAACAACACATTTTCCGCGGTTTCCAGCCCGATCCAGTTGAAGTCCCAGTCGCCAATATCCGACCCGATCTGAGCGCTGTACACGACCTGGTTAGGGTTCACGTACCCGGCGTGCTCGGCCGCAATTGCATGGGTGTAGACGATCCGCGCCGCTGCAGGCTTTCCGGCGGCTCGGTCGACCGGGGCGTTGGTGTCCAGTCCTGGAATATTGGCAAAGATGAATCGGGAGACTTTCAAGCCGGCATTGGCGGCTTGTTTGGCGGCAATCAGGTTTTCACCTGCAAGGGTAAGGCTGGCCATGGAAATTCCTACAGGGTGGCGACCAGCGTTTGCTGATCGTCATTGAACTGAACGATGGCGGTGGCCACCGTGATTGGGGTGATGGTCGAGAAGTCGTAGCGCCTGCAGGTGCGGCCATACTGCTGGATCAGCACACGCAGCAATTCGGGGTTTTGCGACAGCTGGGAGTCGGAAAAACGCAGAAGAATCACGTCCCAGTCCCGGCCCGCCTGACGCTCCTCGATCTCGATGTAACCAACACCGAGGCGGACCAGGATGCGTTTCATCCCAGCGGTGCTGCCGGCGTCGACGGCGTTGATGAAGGCGTACTTGACCCGTAGGCGATACAAGGCCTCGGGTTCGCCCTTGAAGCGGGTGATGTCGCGCTGCCAGGCCAACAGGTCCAGCACGGTAATGTGGCAGGTGTCCGCGTCCATCTGCAGAAGCGGCCAGCGCAACCAGCCCTCGACGCGTTCCCACCAGGATTGGGCGGCAGCCTTGAGTTTGGTCAGCTCGACGCCATCGAGCCAGAACGGCAAGTTGATCTTAATCACGCAACAACACCTCCAAGCTCTGGATCCGTGGAATGTTCAGCTCGCTGATGATGTCGGCGGTGGCAAAGCGCAGAGACTCGATGCCGGCGAATTTCTGGTGAAGTTCTTCACCTAATCGGCTGAATGAAAACCGCGACTGGGGATAGGTCAGGGTCGGCTGGAAGTCCGTGGCGGTGCTCTCACGAAACGCGGCACGCACGAACAACGTGGCGTTGTCTTTGAGGGTTGCACGCTGTTCGATGGTCAATGTCGACCGTGGCCAGATCTCCAACTTCACGGCGTGCTGGGTTTCAGGCATGACCATCACCAACAGGTCATCGCCGTGGCCATGGTTGCCCTGGTCGCGGATATGCGCGTTGATTTGCGCCAGGTACGTCGCCGCCGGCACGTCCGCGTCAAACAGGACAAAGGCGTTCGCACTACCCGGACCACGTGGCGCGCCATGCTGGAAATACACGCCATCCGGGCGCACACCGGGGAAGGCCGAAATCATGGCGCGGTACACCGCATCGGTGTGCCACTGGTTGACCGCAGAAAACTGGTTGCGGGTGCGCAAACGCAGCTCGTCGTTGGGCTCAGGATCTGCACCTGGTGTGGTCAACCAGCCGTCGGTGTTCACTACCTGGGCAATGCCCGGTACCGGTACCGGCAAGATCGCGTAATAACCCGGGGCCAGGTTGAAACCGGCGCCGGTGTCGACCGCCTCGACCGGGATCTGCAGCTGCATCAACCCATCGGCGAAGATACCCACCGCCGTGGTCACCACCTGGTAGATATGGCCGTTGATTGATGCGGACTGCACCAGCGTTCCGGCCGGTACTTCCAGGGCGCCGCCGGCGGCTTCGCGGGTGAACAGCAAAAAACCCTTGGCCTTGGTCGCGCCCTTACGCTCGACGTTGACGGCCCAGGCCAGCATGTCGAGCCAGGCGTCTACGGCAGTCTTGACGAAAAAGTTGGGCAGCACCGTGGCCACGAAAAATTCCAGGATCCACAGCACCGGCTTGGTCACCAGGGCGCGCACCACGCGCCAGAACGGCGAATAGGCGCTGGTGTTGCTCAATTTGCTGCCCTGGGCGGCTACCTCTTTTTCCCACTCCTGCAGGAGCCCCGCCTCGGTCGTAGGAATGCCGGCGTCGGCCAGCGCCTGCTTAAAATCTACGTCACTCACAAAGTCACCTCGATATTGCCGAATTTCAGGGTTGTTGCCGTGACCAGGTACTGGCCTGGCTGCAGCTGGGTGATCTGCGCCGTGCCCGGTACCAGGCGCTCGTCGCCCTCCACCAGCAGTTCCAGTTGCTGGATGCAGTCGCGTTGCTTGAGCCGATCGCGCTCGGCCACCAGGGTGACCAACAGGCCGCTGTCGCGGATCATGTGAGCGATGTCCTGGGCAATGCTGGCCCGGTCATCGATCAGCAGCGGCTGACGCGACGGATCCAGCACCAGGTCATTGCCAACAATCAAAAGATCGATGTACTCGCTCATCCGCCCACCGACATGGCAACCATGTTTTCCATCTCCAGGGAGGTCATAGGCTTGCTGTTGTGGATCTCGACTTTCTCCACGTGCATGCCCTTGTTCTGGCTGCTGTTGTTGTTCTGGATACTCGTCAGCAGCCCGCCCTGGGGCACGGCGTTGGGGCGCGCCGGTGACAAGCTTGGAATGGCCGCATTGATGGTCTGCTGGGCGCGCTGCGCGGCTGCAGCGCTGTCCATGGTGTTGACGCCAATGTCGGTACCCGGCACCTCGGGCATGGCGCCAAAGCGGGTTTCAATCTCGACGCCGGGGATCTTGTTCAGCATCTCGATCAGGCCGTTGATTGCCGTGTGAAAGATCGCGACGATGCCGTCCCACGCGGCCTTGGCCATCCCGGCCCAACCACCCATCGACGCGAACCAGTCCGACAACGCGGTGAGCTGGTCGCTGACCCACTTGAACGCCTCGCTGTTCATCAGCGCGGCCGTCCACTCGTCCCAGTACACAACGGCGGCGATCACCGCCGCGACCAAGGCCATAACCCCGATCACGATCCACACGACCGGGTTGGCCAGCAGCGCCGCGTTGACCAACCAGATCGCGCCTTGCCACAACAGCATCACGCCACGCAGCAAGCCGAGAACGGCAGTCAGGCCGTAGACCACGGTGATGTAGCCCAGCATGAAAACCTTCTGCAGGAGGAATACGGCCGTGGTTCGAAGGCTGATCAGTTGCACCACTTTCCAGACAGTGACCATCGAAAGCCAGACCATGCGGCCGGCGCCGATCGCGAAAGTCAGCAGGGACATGGCGGCAATCAGTGCCAGGATCGTCAGCGTGACGATACCGATCACCCGGGTGATGTTGGGGAACATCTGGGTCCAGCGGGTCATGGTGCCGGCGATGCCCGACAGCTTGGCCATCAACGGCGTCAGGATCGGAATCAGCGCCTGGCCAAAGGCGATACGCAACGCTTCGACCGCTGCCGCGAACTGTTGCCAAGGGTCGACCATGTCCATGGCCATTTTCTGCGCGTCCTCAAGGCCGCGAACCTTCCCCAGCTTTTCCATGCCGTTGCGCAGGCGGTCGGTGTCCTTGGCCAGGGAGCTGATCACCTGCGCGCCCTCCCCGCCAAACGCTTCCATCAGCTTGGCGCTGGCCGACGCACTGGTCAGGTCGCCCAGCTTGCCCTGCAGCTTGTCCATGATCTGCAGCATGGGCAGCGCCTTGCCGTTGGAGTCGGTGAACTTCAGGCCCATTTTTTCGGACGCAGCGCCCAGGTTTTCGAAGAACGCCTTGTAACGCCCGCCGGCGTCACCGCCTTCCATGGTGCTGCTCAGCGAGCCGATCACAGCGAACTGCTCGGCAATATCAACGCCGGCAGCGGTCGCGATAGACCCTACTTCCTTAAAGGCGTCCTTGAGCTGGGCACCGTCGGTGCGGAACAGCTGCACCGCCAAAGCGGTCTGGCCACCGAGCTTTTCAACCCATTCGCCCTTGCCCATGGCGTCAGCCTGGCCTTTGAACAGGTTGTACATGGTGCCCACGTAGGCGCCCATGGTCTCGGCGTCGGATTTGGTGGCCTTGGCCAGCAGGTTGCTGGTGTTGGTGAAGGTGGCCAACTGGCTGCCAGTCAGGCCCTTAATGGCGCCCTCAATGCTGTAGGCCGACGCGACAAAATCCCGGGCGTTCTCGCCATAGTTCACAGAGAAATCCAGGGCCTTCTGATTCAAAGCCGTCAGCGCATCTTCGGCCACACCCAGGGATTTGACCTCGCCCAGAGCGCGGTTCATCTCCAGCGCGGGCTGCAGTGATTCGTTGATGCCAACAAAAGCGCCCGTCACACCGGCCAGGCCCATGCCCATGGTCTTGATGTTCTTTTCGCTTTGCTCGGTCAGCTCGGAAAAGCCCATCTTCACCTTGCCCAGGGGCGCGGTGACCTTGTCGGTCAGAGCCAGGATGAAGTCCAGGCGGGCGCTACGATCGGCCATGTGGTTCCTATCCGTTCAACGCACGGGCAATGCCGCTTGCGACGGCAAATTCCATGCGTTTCCAGTGTTCGTCTTCCAGCCACTTGGCCGTGCCCATGTTCTCGATGGTGGGCTCGGCACCAGGTAGCCAACGGTTGGTCAGGGCCAGCAACTGGCCCAGGCCGTCTTCGGTCAGGCGGTCAGCGTGCTCAAGGGCTTTTTTACGATGATCTCGACGTCAGGCGCGTACTCCTCGAGGAGCGCGCCGGCGATTTGCATGGTCATCACCGGGTTGGCCAACACCTCGCGCAGACCGGCCTTTTCAGCGGGCAACACGGTGCTGCTCAGCAAGTTGAAGGACGGCGCGACCTTGTTGTTGGCGGTCATGGCATTGAAGTACTTGGTCACGTCCTGGGGCGTCAGGGTGAAGGTGAATTCCTTTTCGCCTACTTCCAGGGTGATTTCGCGGGCTTGGGTCTGGCTCATTGTTCGTATCCGTTGTGGTGGTTGGTTTAAAGGGGTTTCGGGTCAGCGCAGGCACACCTGGTGCACGTAGTCCTGCAGGCCCAAGATCATTTGCTTACTGAGGGCAAGTTGATCTCTGAGGGTGAAATAATCCGGTCGAGCGTCTGTTGCGAGTTCGGGGGTACCTGCATCAGCCACGCCGCCGGCGCTGGCTTTTTCGGTGCCGGCGGCGCTGCAGGTGGCGTTGACGCGCAGCCGCTGACGGCGATCGTCAACAGCGCGCTGCAGCTCAAGGTTTGAAGCGCGTTCATGGTCCAGCTCCAGGGTTCGTTTAAGATCGATCGCGTCACGGTCGGCCAGCATTTCGCCGCTGATGCGGGCGGCTTCGCGTAGGCCCGTCGCTTCGAACAGGGCGTTGTCACGCTCCTGGCGGGCGGTGTCGCGTTGCCCCTCCAGGATGTCGAAGCCGATAAATGCGACCACGCACAGCAGCAGCGGAAACAGGATCTCGCGCAGCATCACAAGCCCTCCGCGCACATGGCCGCTTCGGCGCGCCGGCGAGCGTGCAGCCCCGGAACAAAGCGCTTGCGGCCCTGTGCGTCGGTGACGGACGACCACACAGGGCTCTTGCCATCGGGGCCCCAGGCAAGGGCCTTACAGCCTTCTGCGATCTTGCCGGCATTGATCAGGCCCACGGCACGACTGGCGCAGGTGCTGGGCGTACCGAAGTTGTGGCCATGGCTGCTCAGGGCGTCGAAGGTCTTCTGCCCGATCGCCGGATTGGTCAGGCAGTCAGCCAGAGCCAGTTGGCCTTTCTCGACCACCAACTGCTCCACCTCAGCGCAGCGCGCCGGCGACCAGTAGTCACCCACAATCAGCGGGTACGGACTGGTGTAACGGGTGATGCCCTTGCACACGGTCGGCAGGCCACGGGCCAACTTGTCCGCGTACACGGTGTTCTGGCCGTTACCTTCCCAAGTGCCCAAGAACACGACCAATGCGGAGCTGCAGAGCGTTATGCCACCGGCGGCGATCTTGCCGCGCAGGCTCATGGGAACAGGATCCGCAACAGCGCCGGCCCGACCATCTGCGCGACCACACCCAGCACGGTCAGCACCGCCAACATGCGGGTGACCTTGGTGCCGATGTCGGACACGGTGGCCGTCAGCTCGCGCTGACCATCGTTCAAATCCGAGAGCTGTACCGCCATGTGTTCGAATTCGCCTTCCAACCGGGTGACACGGGTCGGCACGGTTTCGTGGCGTTCCTCCAGGTCGCTGACGCGGTGTTCAAGCACAGCGAAGCGGCTTTCCAGGGTGCCTTTGGGCTTGGCGCGAGCGGTCATCGGCGCTGTCCTTGCTCAACAAGTGATTGGCATGGAACACAGCGAGTCATCCCGCCCAGGGCCTGGCGCTTTTCCGGGATAGGCTTATCGCAGTCTTCGCAGTGGGTCAGGCTTGGCCCGCTCGGCCGTGCTGCAGCAAGTGCGGCCGCGATCGCCGCGTCACGCTGACGTTGTTCCAGGGCCTGGGCGCGATCGAACGGGCAAACCATCAGCGCAGGCCCTCGATCTCTGCAGCAGCCAGGTACGGCACGCCGTTGACGCGAATGAAATCCGGGCTGGTGACGTCGAAAGGCACCTTGTGCTTGGACTTCTCGCCGCCCTTGGGGTCGACACTCAGCAGGCTGGATACCTTCAACTTGCAGCCGAAGGCCTCAATGCGCAGCTCTTCTTCGCCGGCCTTGGCGAAGAACACCGAGTCGAAGGGCTCCAACTGTCGGAAGCTGCCGGCAGCGCGAGCGGCCTCGATCAGCAGGTTGAAATTGCTGGTGTCGAATTCGAATTCACCGCTGCACGACACATCGCCGTCGACGTGCCCGTTGGGCACGCCCCGCGATTGCGCCACGGCGGTGTTATCGGTGACGTCCAGGGTGCAGCTTTCAACGTGGATCTGCAGGTCACCCAGGTTGATGTCGAAGTTTTTACCGCCAATACGGGACATACGGGATTACTCCGAATCGTCGTTGGAAAGGTCCAGGGCGATGTTCGCCGTGAGGTCTTTCGGGCAATTGAGGGGCTTGATCTTGATGTACACCTCCACCTTGGTTTTGGTGTGCCAGACCAGCTGGATGTCGCCGTCTTTCGGGGATTCGATCTCACCCGGGAACACCTGGCCGGCGAATGTCGTGGACTTGGCCATCACGCGCAGCGGCTTCATAAAGGCGCTGATAGCGGCCGCCATGCTGTTGGGCGTGTTGTTCAAGCGCCGATCGGCAACGCGCAAGATCAGCAGCGGGCGCACCTGGCGAGCAGCCTTGTCGGCCAAACGCAGGTACTCGACCACCTGGAAGTCGCTCGCCGGCGCATCGAGCATGTTTCCGTCACCCCAGAACACACCCGGGTAGTCGGGGTAGGTTTGCGAGACTGAGAAGCGCGCCTTGTCTAGTTCCGACCGCACGGCCGACGGCAGTGGCAGGCCGTCTTTGTCTTTGGGCACGCTGCCCAAGGCCAAAACCGGGCCGCTGGCCACGCGCATAGGGCTGTCAGCAATGCTGACGGCAGCGTTGGCCAGGCGCCCAGCCAGGACGCCCTGGTCATTGCCGTGCAACTGGGGCACGACCAGGACACGCGGCGCAGCCAGGTCTTTGGTGATCGCCTTTTGCTGGGCCAGGTATTCCGACCAGGTCTGTTCTGCAGTGATGCCAGCGGTGCTGGCCATCACGAACACACGACGGCCGTAGGTGTTGCTGACGGCGATCGCGGCGTCATGCATGGCCGAGAGTTCAGCAGCAGCGGCCACCGGTTTGGTGATCACCACGGCTTCCACAGAAAAGCCCTGCTGCTGGGCCTTTTCCAGGGCGACAAGCCAGTCACCATCGGCAGCAATCGGAGCCGCCAGGCAAGCCCAGCGGTCGCCGCCATTGGCCTTGGCCGCCGCGACTTGGGCTTTCAGGTCGCTGACAGGCTGGCCCAGGACCGCTTCCAGGTCGCTGTCGGTGTTCAGGGCGATCAGGCTACCGACGCTCTTAGCGCCGGGACCAATGAACAGGAAATAGCGCTCGATCTCGGTCACGGCACCCTGGCCGAGGTTGAGATTGTTAACGCTGACTTTGCCAAGTGCCATGCAGTGCCTCGTTATTTGGGGGAGTTGAGGATTTGTGCCAGCACCTGGTTAACCAGCAGGCTGGTATCCCGGTCGGTACTGACGCCCAGGAACTGGCGTTTCGGCAGGGTGATTTCCCAGCTTTGCGCGCCGTTGCCCTCGGCCTTTTCGTCGGACAGGATGCGTATCAGCAGGCCCGCCTTGGCGTAGTTCACGTGTTCTTGAATCCATGCCACGGTCGGCCGGGAAAGGCTCTTCTTGCCCTTCTGGCGAACCTTGAAGCCCAAGCGGCGCAGACGTTTTGCCTGTTTGTCCGTCGCGGCCAGGCCCTCGGGAACCTTGTTCCACCGGCGCATCTGCGCGGCTGTACGGCGCTCGGTCGCGCCGTGGTGTTGCTGCGCGGCGACCCAGCCAGTCAGGCCGTTACGCCATCCCAGGGTTGCGGAGTCCGCGCTCACGCTGGTGACCTGGAGCAACTTGCCCAGGCCGGCTTCCATCTTCTTTTTGCCTTTATCGTCGCCCTTGCGCGCATCGAAGGCCGAGCCGTCCAGGTTGCGCTGCTCGCGGATCCGCTTACGGCTCATGGTGCGCACGCGCTTGGTGACGTTGTTGAGCAAACGCCGGCGCAGCTGCGGGGGCAGACTCAATAGCGCCAGCTGCTCGCGAACGCCCAGGTGGCCCCGTACGTCCAGCTCGAAAGTGCTACGCGCCACCGCCGCGGACCTCGCCTTGCTCAGCAACCCACAGGTCGAAGTCGACCAGGCCCCACTTCTTGCCGAACGCCTCGACCAAGCCGTTAGGGTCTTCGGTCAAGTGCTGCGCCTCGACAAACTCCAGGGTCAGTTCCAGATCTGCTTCGTCCGGGGTGACCTGGTCGACGGCGAACGTCGGCGCCGGCAGGTCGTCGTCCCGATCGGGATCGTTGGTTTCCAGCCAGCCGCCCAGGAGCGCCATCAACAGCGCCGGGTTGCCGGCGAATCGCTCGATCACGACTACGGCGCGATAACGCATATCGCCCATGTGCAGGCCCTGGGTGGTGTCTTTCCAGATCAGGTCCAGATTGACCTGCTCGGCCCAGCTGTCGATCTGCTCGGGCAGCACCAGGTGCAGGCCGATCAGGTAGGTGGTCAGGGCGCGGAGCTTGTTCATAGCAACGCCGCCGTGATGCGGCCACGGCCCTGCAGCGAGCGCACAGCCTGTTGGCTGAATGCCAGGAAGGTTTCCGGGCGATCGGGCAATTCCTTGCCCAGGTTTTCCGCGCTGTCGCGGCGGATGATGGTCACGAACTGGGGCAAAAGGCTGGCTTTGGCCCTGCAGTAAACGGCGCGTTTGTACGTCGCTGCTTGAAATGTGCGCTCGGGCAGCACCATAGGGTCAGCAGATTCCAAGGTGGTGACACCTTGGTTCTGCCAACGCGCTTTGCACGTGGCCAAGTCGCTGTTGACCTCGGTCATCGCCGTGGTCAATTCAGCCGTCAGCAGTTCCACCAGGTATTCCGCCGGCAGGCGATAGCCCTTCTGAAACTCGGCCACATCGAGGTTCGGCCAAAAGCCGTCATTCTCGATCGCCAGTTCCACAAGGGTGGTTGGTTTACCTGAAAAGCTCATGCTGACCGCTCAAATAGGGCGGGGAGCCTGTTTTCAGTGGGACGGTCCATAAATGGGCGGCTCACTTCCACAGGTCCCCGCTGGGGGGGGTAGTCGGTTACTCGGTGGCCGGGGTAGCAGCCGCTTGTTTTTCCAAGGCCTTGCGGACCCTTTTGATACGGGTGTTGTTGCCGGCCTGGGCGTACAGCTCGGTGGAGCGCTCCAAGTGCTTGAGCGCGGTTTCCCACTGCTCGGCCTCCATGGCGCGCATGCCGATCAACTTGTGGTACTTGCTGGGGATCTGCTCCGTCAGGTTCCACACACCATCAACCAGCGGCAGCAGGTCGGACAGATACGGCTCCGGGCTGCGCTTGGCCGTGTACTCGGCGTAGGCCCATTCGCACACGGCATCAGCGACGAAGGTCTGGATGTCGCGGCGCTTGAAGCGCTCCGGCATCTGCTGGCCTTGCTCCATCAGGAAGTCGGCCAACTCCAGGGCGTCTTCGAACTGGGCGGTGTCGAACAGCCAGACCATCACCTGCACCGCAACGCGGTTCGGGAAGTTCAAACCCGACTCGCAGTAGCGCTGCACGTATTCCTGGTACTTGGGCAGCAGCTCTTCGCGCTTAAGCGTCTGGCGCCCAGCCAGGCCATTGATCGCGCTGATGCGCGCCAGGTCCTGGTCCAATGCCGCTTCCTGCAGCAGCAGGTGCTTGCGTGCATTTGCGGGGCTGCTCAGGGCTTCCGCCGGCGAGTAAGGAAGCGCTGCGGAGACGGCAGCCGCCGTAATGGCGGCGCCTCCCAGCGCGATAGTGCGGCGCTTGTGCGCAAGGGCCAGACTCACGCCACAAGCTCCACGTTTTCGGTCATGGCGAACTTTTCCAGCTGCTCGATCACATAACCTTCATTGCGGCTGTTGTAGTCCTCAACGCGGGAGCGCTTTGGATTGTCGACGGTCTGCTTACGCCAACTGGAGTCCTGGAAGTAGATCGACAGGTTGTCCCAACTGGTGACGACCACGCCGTTGACCGGGAAGAACGGCACGCTAAAGCTCGGCAGGCCGCCGTAGGTGGCGATTACCTGGGCTTCTTCGATGCGCTCTTTTTCGGTCGGGGTGTCGCCCTGCTTCGAATACAGCTTGGCCTTGTCAGCGGCCAGCAGGTCGGTGCCGATGATTGCGATCAGGTCGCCGGCATCGCGCAGACGTTCGTCCACCAGTTGTTTGGTGTCGTGCACCAGAGCATCGAGGTTGGCATAGTCGCCACCGGCGCCGAGGGTGACTTTGCCGGCGACCTTGCCTTCCTTGAGTACCTGGGCGGGGATTTGTTCACGGGCCTGCTGCAGCCAACCTTTGTTGACGTCCTGCAGCATCGGGTATTTCTCGATGTCGGTCTGCAGGGCAGCATGGGTGCCGTGGAAGCCGACCATGATGCGGTCCAGCGCAATCTGTTTCTGCACAGCTGCGGAGTAACGCTGATGGAAGTCAGGGAACTTGGCCCAGGCATCGATCTTGGCGTAAGGCAGGCCAACATCGGACTCGGTCGAAGACAGCTCGTAGGTGTCCTGGTCCAGCGAGGACGCATCTTTGGCTTCGCGGTCGGTGGTCTTGGTGTTGGTACGGCCAGTGACCGGGCCCGACACGCCGATGAAGACCTTCTGACCCTTGATCTCGGTCACCGGAATGACGTTGATACGCCCCAGGAAGTCCGACTTGGCCGTGATGGCGTCGTTCAGCTCCTGGGCAATGGTCGGGTCGACGCTAAAGTGCTTGCTGGCCAACTCCACGCCGTAGCTTTCAGCGATGGCCAGCTGCAGTTCGGCGTACATCTTGGCGCCGTAGGCGCTCAGTGAATAAGCCATGTCAGAGCACCCGCTTTTTGACGGTGGTTACCGGGCCGGGATTGCGCGGCAACTGGCGACCGGTGGAGTTGTTCTGCAGGGCGCTGAACTGCTTCTGCAGCGCATCCAGCTTGGCAAGTACGGACTGGTTGCCCTTGCTCTGGCGGCGAAATTCGCGCTCTTGCTCGGCGGTGGCCACAATCTCGTCCACGGCCGTGCTGACGTCATCGATCAGGTCTTGATCGGGTTCAGGCGCATCGGCGGCGGCGGGCTCGATGACGGCTTGAAGGCCGGCAGCGACAACCAGCAGCTGCTCCACCAGGGCCGTCAAAGCCGTTGCTGTAGCTTCATCCATTGGGGGTTTGCTCTCTGTGTTGGGTGGAATGGTTTCGGTGGGCAGCGCACCTGCAGCGAAACGCTTGAAAAAGCCGGTCAGGGCATCGATCAGGCCGGTTTCGGCGGTGTTTGTGCTGTCGTCCTGCAGGCGGCCGAGTTCGACCGACGCGGCGTAGTAGGAGGCGCGGTTGTTCTTGTGGGAGAAGTAGAGTTCCTGAGTACCCACGCTGGCAGGCTGGTCGGTAACGCCCAAACCAGTCAGGTAGGCCTTGCCCTTGCCACGGAAGTCCGGGGTAATTTCGATGCTGCTGAACAGCTTCTGGCCCTGGTCATTCAGATACAGCAGGCGGTCGTTGGGCTTCAATTGCGCTTCCAACGCGACTTCGCCGGGCTCCAGGTCTTCGGCTTCTTCCACCAGACGCACCGCGTAGACGGTGCCGTGGGAGCCAGGCCAACGTTCGTGGTCGCACCAGATCACCGCCGTGTAGAAGGACGGTTTGTAGGTTTCAGCGATGTCGCGCAGTTCCTGGGGAAGGATTACGCGCCCATCAACGGTAGCTCCGCTGGTGGCGACACGTTTCCAGAACGAAACAAGGGAACGGGGCATGGGTTTAACTGCGCTCAATCGCTGAATGAGCCGCCAAGATAGGGAGCCGTCAGCCCTCAAACAAACGGTTCAAATGCGCGTTTCTCCTATATTCGCGATATAGGCGGATCACGGAATTTAACCCCGCGTTTCCAGCGTTTTCGCCGCATAGACTGCGGCCCATGTACTACTCGACCGAAGTTAAAGAAGCCGCCAAACGCCTGTTTCTGCGCCGCTGTAAGGCCAAGGAAATTCAGGCGCAGCTCAACCTGCCCAACATCCGAATCGTCTACTACTGGATCCGCCAGGGCGGGTGGGAAGACATGCTCTCGGACGAAGAACCGCTGACCGCTGTCGGCCGGCGGATCACCCTGCTCCTGGACAAAGTGGGTAGCCTGTCCAAAGACGATCTGAACGAACTGGACCGACTGACCACCGTTCGCGAACGACTGCTGAAACAAGCGGCCAAGCCCGCACCGGTGACGGCATCGAACGGCGACGACCTGGGCGAGCCCCAGGAGCCGCGCAAACGCTCGCGTGGCGAACGCTCCAGCCGTGGCGAAGGCGGTGACAGGAAGAAGGAAAAGAAGGCCAAGAACGACATCAGCGGGCTGACCGAAGTCGACTTCCTGGATAAGTTCATCAGCAAGATGTACCGCTATCAGCAGGAGTTGTTTGCAGCCAAGCAAAACCCGCTGACGAGCCGGATCCGCAACATCCTCAAAAGCCGCCAGGTAGGCCTGACCTACTACTTCGCCGGCGAAGCGTTCATGGACGCGGTACTCACTGGCGACAACCAGGTGTTCCTGTCGGCCAGCCGCTCGCAATCAGAGATCTTCCGCAGCTACATCATCCAATTTGCCAAGCAGTGGTTCGACATCGAGCTGACCGGCAACCCGATCACGCTCAGCAACGGCGCCGAACTGCGCTTCCTGTCGACCAACAGCAGCACCGCCCAGGGCTACCATGGCCATGTGTACGTGGATGAGTACTTCTGGATCCGCGACTTCGAAAAACTCAGCACCGTGGCCAGCGCCATGGGCACCCACAAGAAGTGGCGCAAAACCTACTTCTCGACGCCCAGCGCGGTGTCGCACCAGGCGTACCCGTTCTGGTCGGGCGAGGAATTCCGCAACAGCAAACGCGGTAAGAAAGCCGGCGGCACCTGGCCTACCGAGGCGTCCTACACCCAGGGCGCGCTGTGCCCCGACGGCCAATGGCGCAAGACCATCACCATCCAGGATGCTATCGACGGCGGCTGTGATCTGTTCGACCTGGAGCAGCTGCAGTTGGAGTACGACGAAGACAAATTCCAGCAGCTGTTTTACTGCAAGTTCATCGACAGCAGCCAAAGCGCGTTCGGCCTCAAGGACCTGGAGCGCTGCTACTCCGACCTGTCGTTGTGGGAGGACTACAACCCCGAACTGGATCGCCCCTTCGGCAACAGCCCGGTGTGGCTTGGCTACGATCCGAGCCGGACCCGCGACGACGCCACGTGTGTGGTGGTCGCCCCGCCGCTGGAACCCGGGGCGAAATTCCGCATCCTGGAAAAGCACAGCTGGCGGGGGCATTCGTTCAACTATCAGGCCGCCCAGGTCAAGAAGCTCACCGAGCGTTTCAACGTCCAGCACATCGGTATCGACATCACTGGCGTGGGCTATGGCGTGTTCGACCTGGTGCGCGACTTCTACCCGAAAGCCACGCCGATCCATTACAGCCTTGAGACCAAAAACCTGCTGGTCCTCAAGGCCCAGGACACGATCCAGGGAAGCCGCATCGAATGGGACGCCGGCTGGACCGACATCGCCCAGGCGTTCCTGACCATCAAGCGCGGCACCACCACCAGCGGCCAAGTGACCTACAGCGCTTCGCGCACCGACGCCACCGGTCACGCCGATATTGCCTGGTCGATCATGCACGCCCTGTTCAATGAACCCCTCAACACCAACAAGCGGCGCCGTAGCCGCTACGTCACGAGCGGAACCAATGCCCAAGCCACGACACAAAAAGCCCCAAGCCAGCCAACAAGCGCGACAGCCACAGCCAATGCGGGCGTTCACCTTCGGGGAACCCGAACAGGTGCTGTCCGGCAACATCGGCGAGTACCTGGGGGTATTTCTCAGCGACGACGGCGAGATCTACAAGCCGCCGGTGTCGCGGGCGGGCCTGGCCAAGCTGCTGCGCGCCAACGCACACCACGGCGCAATTCCCAAGTTCAAACGCAACCTGCTGTTGCGTGAATTCATTCCGTCCGAGGGCTGCAGCACGCAGACCATGGGCCGGGCCAGCCTCGACTACATGGTGTTTGGCGAGGCGTATTTCTACCGCGACACCAACGCCTTCGGCGAAGTGCTGGAGATGCAACACCTGCCGGCCATCAACATGCGGGTGAAGGTCGACGGCGGATTCAGGATGCTGCTGCCCGACAGCAAGTTCATGGACTTCGACCAGGACGAAATCGAACACGTCCTGGACTACGACGTAGAACAGAACATCTACGGCGTACCCGATTACCTGGGCGGCCTGCAGGCACTCTTGCTCAACGAAGCCGCGACCCTGTTCCGCCGGCGCTACTACAGCAATGGCGCGCACGCGGGCTACATCTTCTACACCAACGACCCGGACCTGACCGAGGAAGACGAAGACAACCTGCGCGCCCAGATCAGCGCCAGCAAGGGGGTGGGCAACTTCCGCTCGATGTTCGTCAACATCCCCAACGGCAAGGAAAACGCGATCCAGATCATCCCCGTGGGTGACTTCCAGGCAAAGGACGAGCTGGAGAAGGTAAAGAACATCACCCGCAATGACGTGATCGCAGCCTGGCGTATGAACCCTGCCCTGGCCGGGATCATCCCGGAAAACAGCGGCGGGTTTGGGGATATCGAGAAGATCGATCGCGTTTACACCAGCAACGAGATCAGGCCGATTTGCCAGCTGTTCAACCAGTTGAATGACACGCTTCGGCGCGACAGGAAAATATCGTGGCAAGAAACCAAAATACCAGTCGATAACACTGGGCAAACATCTTAAAGCAGCTATTGCCACTACAAAATGTGGCAAAATAGTGGCTATTGGCTGCCCTGGGGAGGGACACAATGAGAGTTGTATGCAAATGCGGGAACAAGGGCCGGATTGCTTCACGCGAAGAACTATCGCGAGATTTTGCCAAGCTCTATTGCCAGTGCCTCGACGCAACGTGCGGGCACACATGGGTAGCGAATTTGACGTTTTCGCACACGCTCAGCCCTTCCGCTCAATCCTACGAAAGAATGCTGTTTGATCGTTTGAGGGATATGCCCAGAGCGAAACAACGGGAATTATTCGATCAGTTGGGCGCGGCATGATTGGGGGAGGGAACGCCAGCCCTAGGGGCCAGCGCCTGGGGCTACAAGCGAGCTGGCTAGGTGATTGTTTTGCCGAAGTGAGAGGCGTTGGGAATTTCCAAAAGTAGCTCTGACATACGCCTCACGTGGTTCTGGTCTTCTACAGACATACGTCGGTAAAGCTTGATCAACCGTAGCTCCATCGAAGTAAGCGCGTGCCAATCAAGTGCATCAGATTTTGTGTAATTGCCTTCAAATTTTGCTCGATCCAACATGCGTACGACTCCATTGATGCATGAATGAGTCGACGTTATCGGGCGGAGCTCCGCCGAGGCACAGCTGGGAATGCAACCAATGTTAACTATTCGTTACAGCTCAATCGCGGCTGCGAGACTCCATAACAGCCATCGCTTCCAGCATCCGACGAATCATTTTTTGGTCGTCTTCAGGAATGTTGCGGTACTGATCGATTATTTGAGCTTCTACCTCACTCAAATCCGATATCTGTTTTTGGCCGGTAAGTACAAAACCAATGTCGATACCAAGGCCCGCAACCGCCATGAGATAAGCCGTATCAGGGTTCCGAGCCCCGCGTTCATAGCTGCCCTGGGTGTTTCGATTTACGCCGCCGGCCAGTGCCAAATCTTCCTGACTCAGACCTAACCTAACCCGCTCATCACGTAAGCGGTCACCTGGGGAGCGATCGCTCTCAGGACTAAATGCACAATTTTTCAAGCTATCCCTCTGTACAAGATCAAATTAGCGTGCATAATCACCACCTATGAACACGAAACAACTCATATCAACAGGAGTGAACGCACTATGCACGCGCCAGTTACACCGGAGCAAGCCCGCGCAGCGCTTGATCGACAGGGGATGAGCATTGCGGAATTCAGCCGTATCCATAGCCTGAACAAAAATTTGGTTAGCGACCTTTTAAACGGGCGTCGAAAAGGTCGCCGAGGGGAGGCACATCGCGCCGCCGTGTTGCTGGGGATCAAAGACGGCGTGATTGCACAGTAATGGCCACGGTACTGAGGGAACAGCAGAAGATGAAAAGTCGAGTTCTAAAAACGCGCCGGGAAGTGGTCAGCGCAATCATTTGCAGCTACTCAGGTGGCCGTGAATGTGCCGCCGCACGGATCGGCCTGCCGCTCAAAAAGTTTGATAACCACGCTTATGAGAACAACAGCTGCCGCCCGCTGACCGATGCGCAGATCTTCCAGCTGGAGCAAGTCACCGGCACTCACCACTTGCCCAATTACGTCGCGGCAATGTACGGCGGCATGTTCGTCCCAGTGGTCCATCCAGACAGACTGGATAACGTGGAGATGTACGCACGGGCCATGCAGAGTTCAGCCAAACAAGGGACGGTCGACCAGATCATTGCCCAGGCACTTGATGACGGGGTGATCACCGACGTTGAGGCCGAGCTGATCCAGAACGCCCATACCTTGCACATGGCCGCACGCACCGCCGAAGTGTACGCCGCGATCGATCTCTACCGCGCCAAATCGGGGAAAGCCAAATGACTGCTAAGACCAATACCCTGGACTATCAGGAGTGTATGCAGAACGCCGCGCTGGCTTTCCTTGAGCGCCATCAAGCCGAACACCTGGGCGATCTGCCGGCGTTTCTTGACCGCGCCATCAACCACCTGGTGGCCACCTTTGATGTATCCGAATCAGTTGCAATTAAGCTGACTTCCCTTGCCCATTTAGAGCTGCAAGAAGTCGCTTACCGTCAACGCCTCGATCTGGACTACAGCAACGCCACCGTCGTGGTGATCAAAGATCCCCTCAAAGGGATCTGCTGGTCCGTACCCGTAAGCCTTATCTATGAACGCATCTTGACCGCTCCTGACAACGTGCGTCTGCGCTTCACGAACTCGTAACACAAACCCAACCAAAAGCCGGCCCCACGTCTCGTGGGTTTGGGTGAGCTGCGCCTGAAATCGAGGTTTAACGATGGAAAACGCCGTAAGTGTCACCACTCAACTGCCCCCGGCCGAGGCCGAAGCGTTGCTGGCAGCGCTACGTGAACAGTATCGCTTAAGCCTCAATGAGCATTGGTACGACGACCAATTCCGCTTCGTGGCGGACGGTCTTCGCCACGGCGCAATTCTCGCCCACGTCCCGGTAATGGCTGCGCAAAAACGCCTTATGGCAGCCCTATCCCAAAGCCTTAAAGCAGTGAAGCAATCATGAAAGAAGATCTTCGGCACGACGTCCTGCAGCGGCTTGAGTCCGACTATGGGCTCAAACACCGTAGCGGCACCGATTACATGCGCGGCGGTGAATGCCCCAAGTGCCACAAGCGCGAGCTGTATTCGCGCCACGACAAGCCGTGGCTGGTGATCTGCGGCCGTTCGGAGAAGTGTGGCCACACCCTGCATGTTAAAGAGATTTACGACGATCTATTTGAAGACTGGAGCAAACGCGCACCAGCGACAGACAAAGCCCCAACGGCAACGGCACGCGCTTACCTGGAGTTCGGCCGCGGCTTCAACATCGAGCTGATCGCCGGCTGGTTCACCCAGGAAACTTACTTTTCAGCCCAGCAGAACGCCGGCAGTGCCACGGTTCGATTCGCGCTCGATAAAGGCGGGTATTGGGAACGGCTGATCGACAAGCCCGCACGTTTCGGCAAGATGAAAGCCCGCTTCGCACCTGGTGAAAGCTACAGGGGCACTTGGTGGTGCCCGCCGTGCGTCGACGTGCTAGAAGCGAAAGAAATATGGATCGTTGAAGGCATTTTCGATGCCATCGCCTTGGTCCATCACAACATTGCCGCCGTTTCGGCTATGTCTTCAAATGCTTTCCCGGCCGACTCGCTACAGGCAGTCGTGGCAGCCCGCCCAGGCAACCTGCCTAAGCTGGTGTGGGCGTTGGACAACGAGCCAGGCGCACACGCTTATACGAAGCGATGGGTTCGTATGGCACGTGAACTGGGCTTCACCTGCGAAGCGGCCCAAATCCCTCAGCGCGACCAGAAGAAGGTCGACTGGAACGATCTGCACCAGCGTTGGCAGTTCCTGGACGAAGGCGAGAAGCGAGATAGCCAGGTCGATAAGGATCTCACCATTGCGCGCCACCACGGCGCCCTGCTGATCGCTGAGAGCGCCACGGAAAAGGCCCTAGTGATGTTCGACTGGAAGCGCCGTAGCGAATTCCACCTAGAGTTCGGCAACCGCCTGTACTGGTTCAAGCTCGATCTGGAGAAATACAACAAGGCGATACAAGAGCTGGAAGACAGCGAACACCACGACGATCAGCAACTGAACAATAAGCAGATGCGGGCCAAGGCCATGCAGCAGTGCGGCGCCCTGCAACGTATTGCCACCTGTAATCCGAAGGCTCTGTACTACCAGGAAAACAAACTCACCGACGAGTCCTGGTACTACTTTCGGATCACGTTTGCCCATGATGCTGCGCCGATCAAGAATACTTTCACCAGCTCGCAAATCGCCTCGTCTGCTGAATTCAAGAAGCGCCTACTCGGTATCGCCCCGGGCGGAATGTTCACCGGCACTACCCAGCAGCTGGACGCCTTCATTGAGGAACAGACCGACGCCCTCAAGACCGTTCAGACGATCGACTTCACCGGGTATACCCGTGAGCACGGCGCCTATGTATATGGTGACGTGGCGGTTCGCGATGGCAAGGTGTTCAAGCTGAATGAAGAAGACTTCTTCGATATGGATCGGCTGAGCATCAAGACTCTCAGCCAGTCCGTATCCCTGAACCTGAACACCGACTTAGAAATGTTTGATACCGAGTGGCTGGGTCTAATCTGGCAATGCTTCGGCGCTAAAGGTCTTGTAGCCCTAGCCTTTTGGTTCGGGGCACTTTTTGCCGAGCAGATCCGCCAGCACCAAAAGAGTTACTCCTTCATGGAGATTATCGGGGAGCCAGGCGCAGGTAAGTCAACGCTAATCGAGTTCCTGTGGAAGCTGTACGGTCGCATCGACTATGAGGGCTTCGATCCTACAAAGGGCACCCCTGTGGCTCGTGCCCGCAACTTCGCCCAAGTGGCGAATCTACCCGTAGTGCTAATCGAGTCGGAGCGTGAAAAGACCGACGGTGGCGCGACCAAACAGTATGACTGGGACGAACTCAAAACCGCCTACAACGGCCGTAGCGTCCGCTCCACCGGTGTAAAGAATAACGGTAACGATACTCGGGAGCCGCCATTTCGTGCCGCGTTCGTCTTCGGCCAAAACCATCCGGTGAATGCCTCCGAGCCAATCTTGCAGCGCATCGTGCACATCGCCATGACAAAGGATGGCCACACGCCGCAAACCAAGTTGTTGGTGGAAAAGCTGGAGCGTATGCGGGTCGACCGCGTGAGTGGGTTCCTGCTCAAGGCCACCATGAAAGAAAACGTGGTGATGCAGACCGTGCGAGAAAAGGTGCCCGTCTACGAACAGCAACTACTGGCCCTGCCAGAGATCCGCACCGTCCGGATTGCGACGAATCATGCCCAGTTACATGCCCTGGTCGACGCGCTAGTGCACGTCGTCCCGCTGAAAAAGCACCAGGTGGACGCAGCCCATGCGGAGATCCAGAGCATGGCCAAGGAACGCCAGCTCGCGATCAATGCTGATCACCCGATCGTCGTCGAGTTCTGGGAGCTGTACGAGTACCTGAACAACGCGGCAGGTGGCCTGAACCACTCCCGCAATGACGGCCTGATCGCTGTAAACCTCAATGACTTCGCTAAAGAGGCGGCAGAGAAACGGCAGAAAGTGCCGGATCTGACTGAACTCAAACGCCACCTGAAAACCAGCAAGTGCCCGAAATTCGTGGAGACGAACAGGAACGTATGTTCGTCCTGGGACGTCGACGCTGCCAATAAACCAAAAACCGTGCGGTGCTGGATTTTCCAGGTTGCCTGATTCCACCGAAGGAGGAAGCGTAGATGCAAGTGCAAGTCTTCATAGGCAGTGCTGGCGACGGCCAGGCCAGCAAGCTGCAGGAGGTCCAAGACCGACTGATCGCGGCGGGACGAAACACCCCGATCATTCAAGCAGGAGCGTATGCCGATGATGGGCTACTGCAGATTCTGGAAGTTCGAGCAGCAGGTGGCCAGCGAGAAATCCTGGTGGACGACTGCAGCAGGTCGCAGATTCTAAAGGTATTGGAGTGGCGGTCATGCGCAAAGGATGACCCGAATATTGACGACCTGGTTATTCACCTGGCACGCCAGGACTAACCGGAATTGCGAAGCGGTGTCGAGGAGTTGGCCCTCCCCGACACCAGCCACCACTGAGGGCAACACCATGCAAGCACAGCACCAAAGCAGCAGCGACGAGAAGGCTACCACACCGGCACGGCACCTGGTGACCACCGCCATTATTGGCGCCGCGATGATTGGATACCTGGTACATAAAACACCGGATGACCGCTTACGACTTGAGAGTCTGGCCACCAGGGCGCAGAACCTCGGCGAACTGAGCGCAACTGATTTGGCCCTGGTTACCCGTCTGCTGGAAACGCACCCGGCGAAGCGCCCGAACTTTGCGCAAAGCTAAGTCTGAATGAAGGGATAGGTTTCATGAATTGCATTACACAACATGGTTTAGAAAATGATGGGGGCCGTCGTGAGTAAGCTGGATCGTTTCATGCGGGAGAAGGAAGTGTTGGGCATTACTTCTTTCTCACGAACCACTCTCTGGCGGGAAATCAAACGGGGGAATTTCCCCAAGTCGGTGGTGATTTCGGCGGGCCGGGTTGGCTGGCGAGAATCTGCGATCGAGGCCTGGCAGAACAATCCCGAAAATTGGCAGATCAGTGCCAAAACCGAAGCCGCGTAAGCGGCTTCATCTATTTGTACCAATCCAACTGCGGCTACTATGTAGATCTTCTCGGTCTATGCAGGTTTCAGCGATGTCGCTCATTCAAGATATTCAGGCCGCAGCCATCTCCCAGTCTACGGATGTCGCTACGTTGTTGCGGATGTGTAAGTTGCTTGCGGCTCGCATTTCCTACCCACAACTCAATGAATGGGCGAACAAAGAACTCAATGGGTATCCCGACGTTAAGTCACTACCAGACTATCGAGAGTTGCGTGTCCATTCCTATGGAACATTCCATGGAGGGTTTAGACAAGCCAACCGCCTGCAGATACCCGTGTCGATACTCCCTGAAAATCTACAAGAGCAGTACAGGCATGCTTACTTGGGGGCAAGTATCAGCGTCTATGCCGAGCTACTGAGAGGAGATACAACTGGCAGAATTGAAGAGCCATGGCCGGTAGAGCTGGCAGTACATTGGGCGTCTAAGGTCACAAAAGACATGCAGTGCGTAGCCGCGTGGAAAGAGATTCCCATCGGCGCGGTGGTTCGACTTTTGGACTCCGTCAAAACGCGAATTCTTGATTACGCAATTGATTTAGAACGAGAAGCTCCTAATGCTGGAGAAACACCAATTGGTAGCCAACCTCCTTTGAGTAGCGAAAAAATGACAAAAATATTTAACAACAACATTTATGGCAGCGTTGGCAACATTTCTAATGAAGGTGAAAACTTCACGCAAAACGCGTCTATTCAGCTTGGAAATTGGGACTCGCTGACGAAGCAGTTGACTTCACTTGGTCTGAATCCGACTGATTTTGAAGATATGCAAGGTGAACTTGACGAAGCCATTGCGACGAAGGACGAGAAGGAAAAATCAGCAAAAGCCAGTTCTTGGATTAGTCGATTAACAATGAAAGCGGTTGAAGGTGCGACGGGGGTGGGCATAGAGGCTGCCGCTGCTGGCGTAGCAAAGGCAATCGGAGCCTACGTCGGCCTGTCCTGAGTATGATCCGAGCTACCTTTCCGATCTGCAGTGAGGCCGTGTAAGCGGCTTCACTTATTCCAGCTTGGCCGCTATCACGTTCTTTTGTAACCAGGTCGCCCAGCGCTGAAGCCCCGTTTTCTTTTCATCAAAATAGTCATAGCGGTCATAGTGCTTCGAGGCCACATCACCGAACGCATGGCCCTGGATACGGTCTTTCAACTCTTTGCTAATTTTTGCAACGCCCATCAATGTTTTGCAGGTGCGCCTGATGTCTCTCAGGGTAAACGGACCATTGAACTTGTCAGAGTGTCGACCGTAGAGCTTGGTGACAGCGCGTGACAGTGAGTTGGCATGTAGTGCGCTGCCCTCGACTTTCCCTTCAAACGGATAGGAACTGGCTGCACTAATTTCGTCCATTGCCTTCAGGCTCTCGCGCATCAGCTTGTTATAGGGCACAACATGCAGGGAGCGCTCGCCCTCGGCGCCCTTTCCTTTTTTGTTACGGATGATCAGGTGGTCTTTCAGGTACTGCCGGCGTTCGGTCGCCAAAAGTTGCTCGGGCCGCTGCCCACCGGACGCAATCAGAAACTTGATCAGCTCCGCTGTGACCACACTAAGTTGTTCGGGCAGCAACTGCCACAAACGGGCCAGTTCCTCGGGCGACAATGCACGATCACCAGGTTGCTCCCAATCAGCCTGCACTGGAACGCTGGCCACAGGGTTGCTCTTGAGCCCGAACTTCAGATCTGTTTTCTGGTAACTGCGAGGGTTGAATTCCTGTTCCAGGCCCATCTGGAAGGCTGCATGCAACTGCGAGCGGAGGCGGTTGCAGTAGGTCGTAATCCCGTCGCCAATCATCTTTGAAATGATGTCGCGGATCTCACCTGGGCCGATCAGCGAGACGGGCCGCGTGACCAGGTTGGGAAATGGCTCGGAAACATAGTGCTTGAACGACCACTTCACATCGTCAGCGGAAGCTGCGCCCTCGCCGGCCAACTTGGTCGTGTATGCGTCCAGTAGGTTCTGGAACGTGCCGGCCGATACCGCAATTTCCTTCTCTACGCGGCAGAGATCGCGAGCGGCGGCTAAGCCGAGCGTTGGCCAGGTACCAAGTTTACTTTTGGGCTTGGCCCCATTCACCCGCCGCTGAAAATAGAACTCCTTTGTCCCGTTCGGGCGGACCCTCAAAATCAACACGCCTTCGCCTCGGGCGCTGCGGCCGTCCGAGACCGTGTATTCCTTTTCCGCAGGTTTCATTGCCTTGATTTGTTTCTCTGTGAGCATCTGGGGGCCGTTACTGGGGGCCGTTGGCCTGAAATAAGTGGTTCATCGGTGAAACAGCATGGAATGACCTACTCTTTGCAAAGCCTTGTTCCTCCTGGCTTTACGGGACATAAGCATACATCCCGTGACTGTATGAAACACTATCCGCCCAAGATTCCCAAGCTGATAACGAGGGTTCTTATTGGACACGCCACTTTAGTGCACCGTCGAGGCAAGAAAAGCGGGTATAGTTGAATGGTACAACTATTGCTTCCCAAGCAATCGGTGAGGGTTCGATTCCCTCTACCCGCTCCACCTTCGAGCCAGTGTTTCCGGGCCTTCCAGGGGATTCCCCCTCAAGCAGAAAGTCTTAGGAAGCATCGTAGCAGTCCCTAGATTCAAGCTCCCCAGCCCCCCTAGAGTCACCAAAATTTGGTGCACCGTCGGCGCCGTCCAGAATGGCGCATCGACAGACCATAGCCCTCCTCGGGTCACCCAATAAACCCCAAAAAGCTCATTTCCGTACCAAGCCTGGATCGCCAACCAGCCCATCATCGTGCGTCCCAGAATGCCCGCTGAATGCCGTCTTGAAAGTCGACCCAGAATTTTCGAAAGGGAGTGAACGGAATGGCAAGCCCTCCCCCTCAAAAAACACCTGGACATCGACAGAGCTCCAAACGATCACCAGCATCTATTCCAACGTTTAGTCGTTTTCAACTCTCAGTCGCGCATCCGACCATGATCAAGATCGGGCTCCTAACCACGCTCACGCTCACGTTGGCGGTAGCGCTTTACAAACGTGGATTCGATCAATTCTTCAATTTTTAGCCCAAGCCCGCAGTTTACCAACGAAGCCATAGAACTATCGGTCAGCGAAAAATCGTTGGGAATAAGGCCGATATTCTCCTCCCTGTTCTTATTAAGTTCCTCTTCAAACGCTTTCAAGAAGTCAGCCAAGCCAGGGCGGCGAGCTTCAGTTGCTGCACTTGCAGCGGAGTCACTTGAGACTGTTGCTGCATTGGCTGCATTCACACCAATCTGCGCCACCACCTTAGTTATGGACGGCCAGTATTTGAGATCATATTGATAGGTCAAGTTATCCAACTTCTTCTTCAGGTAAGACCTGAAAAGCCCATTATCCTCAGAAGCATCTTCAACGACATCCATAATGTGGTAGTAGGTATCACTACTAAAACTGGACATCTCTTTAACCTCGGTGCGCCGCGACAGCAACTCCGAAAGCAGCTCTGAAACTTTTGCTATTCGCGCATTCAATTCAGTGAGCCTCTCCCTATCCTCACGAGCTTCTTTGATCTTTCCTGGATTCCAGGAGTACACCGTGGCGGTGAAAACATCGAAGAATGACTTCAGCGCCCTGGGTTGCTCAGCCAGCGCGGCATGCAGCTCGACGTAGGCATCAGCAAGCTCAGTGGTGCGTCCCAGCAGACCCTCGATGATTGGATTGATACTGCGCCAGGTACCGTGCTCCTCGTTATATTTGAAGTCTTCACGCAATATGTTTTCACACACCTCGATTGCAGTGGTACGAACTTTAATATCCAT